GGATATCCAGATAAAATTTTAGCAATAGATGCCTCAACTAACTCTATGGCCTTTTCTATATTTATAGATAAAAAATTGCATAAATATGGAAAGATTAACTTTCACGGAAATCATGTATATGAAAAAGCAGGAGATGCTTGTAAAAAATTAATACCTTTTCTTAAAGATTTTGATATTGACGCTGTGGTTATTGAATCAGCCATCTATACTAATTCTCAAAAAACTGCTATGAATTTGGCATTGGTTCAAGGTGCAATAATTGGATCAGTTCAAATGTATAACCTTAGACCAGTATTGTCTTGCTCTCCAGTTGCTTGGCAAAACTGGATTGGAAATAAAAAACTTAGCAAGGATGAGAAACTAAAAATTAGACAAGAAAACCCAGGAGAGCATTCTTTTTCTTGGTATAAGCAAAAAGAAAGAGAGTTTAGAAAACAAAGAACTATTAACTGGGTAAATATAAATTTTGATACAAACATTGATGATGATGATGTTGCTGATGCGGTTGCAATAGGCTGGTATTCAAGTAACAACTGGTTTAAACTAGCAGAGGAACCTAAAAATGTTGACAAGGCTCAGGGATAGTGATAAAATGAAACTATATACAAGTAAGGCTTGGCTAACAAAAAGGTATCAAGTTGATAAAAAAACACCAGAACAAATTGCAAAAGAGTGTGGAGCATCTGTTGAAACTATATATGTATACCTTGCTAAGTTTAGTCTTAGAAAGTCAAAAAGGTAACCATGGCAGAATATCCTAAAGTAGATCTTGAAAAACAAGTTCAAGAAAGATTAGACTTTCTTAGAGACATATCTACTCAGGCACCTGCGGGTAGAAAGATATTAGCAGAATGTCTTGATATAGCAGAGTTATTAATAACTAAGAATAGATCATATGGTAGTTCATATAGCCATCCTATTAATATATTTAGTAAATCTGAACCTAAAGAGCAACTATATATTCGTATTGATGATAAACTTAATAGAATACATAAAGGTAAAGAATATGCATCAGAGGATACTATTTTAGATCTTATTGGATACCTCGTATTACTAAGGACGTTAGATGACAACAGATGATTTAGTAAAACACTTAGACCTTGTAAACCAAGTTGCTTCAGAGTATTTAAAGGGTTTTGATGCTTCTCAGATTTCAAATACCCTAGATATTCCACGCCCAAGAGTTATGGCATTGCTTAATGACTGGCGTTCTATGGTTTCAAACAATCAAGCAATTCACGCAAGAGCAAAAGAAGCACTTGCTGGAGCAGATCAACACTACTCATCTTTAATTAGAAAAACATATGAGGTTATAGATGCTGCAGATTCTAGTGCAAATCTAACAGCAAAAACAACCGCTATCAAACTGATAGCAGACATTGAAAGCAAAAGACTTGAGATGCTGCAGAAGGCGGGGTTGTTAGATAATAAAGAAATAGCAGAACAGATTATTGAAATGGAAAGAAAGCAAGATATATTAATTAAGATATTAAAAGATATTGCTTCTGATCACCCTGAGATTAGAGAAGAAATTATGAAAAGATTGTCAGAAATTCAAACTGAGGTGATTGTAATTGACAACAATTGATTTTAGTGAATTTTTAGAAGCATTAGATGAAAGTCCTTTTTTAGAATTTCCAGTAGATGTTAAAACATTTGTTACAAGTAAAGACTATTTAAACCAACCAGAGTTATCAGAGTATCAGTATACCCTTGTAGAATGCATGAGTCAGATATATAAAGAAGAAGATGTTCAAAGATGGTTGGGTAAAGAAGAAGGAAAAGAACATTACAAAAAATATACTAAGCAAGAAGTTATTCTTATGTGTGGAAAGGGTAGCGGTAAAGATCATACTTCTACTATTGGTTGTGCTTATATTGTATATAAACTATTATGTTTAAAAGATCCGTCAAGATATTTTGGTAAACCATCTAATGATGCTATAGATTTAATTAACGTAGCAGTAAACGCTCAGCAAGCAAAGAATGTATTTTTTAAAGGTTTTAAATCAAAGATTGAAGGATCTCCTTGGTTTGCTGGAAAGTATGAAGCAAAGGCAGACAATGTAGAATTTAATAAATCTATTACAGTTTATTCTGGACATTCCGAAAGAGAGTCTGCTGAGGGTTTAAACTTAATGCTTGCAGTTCTTGATGAAATTTCAGGATTTGCAATGGAGGGTGCTGGTGGTAACGATCAAGGAAAGACCGCAGATAACCTTTATAAGGCCTTCAGGGGGTCTGTAGACTCACGTTTTCCAGACTTTGGCAAAGTTATACTCCTATCATTTCCAAGATTTAAGGGTGACTTTATTTCTAAAAGATATGAAGATGTTATTGCAGATAAACAAACAATCATCAGAAAAAATCAATTTACAATTAACCCAACATTAAACGAAGAAGATCCAAATAATAAATTTGAAATAGAGTGGGAAGAAGATCACATTGAGTCCTATAAGTATCCTGGAGTATTTGCTCTACGTAGACCAACATGGGAAATGAATCCAACTAGAAAGATAGAAGATTTTAAGTTAGCATTTTTTACAGATCCAGCAGATGCTCTTATGCGTTTTGCATGTATGCCAACAACTTCTTCAGACGCCTTCTTTAAATCAAGAGAAAAGATAGAAAAGGGTTTGTCAAATAGAAATCCATTAGATAGTGTAAGAAGATTTGATATTAACTTTAAGCCAAACCCAGATACGGTTTACTATGTTCATGCAGACTTAGCACAAAAACATGACAAGTGTGCCGTAGCAATAAGCCATGTTGACAAGTGGGTAAGTGTACAATCCTTTAATGACTATGAGCAGATTGTTCCATTTGTTGTAGTAGACGCAATTGCTTGGTGGGAGCCACATCGTGAAGGGCCAGTAGACTTAAGTGAAGTAAAAAACTGGATTATAGATTTGAGAAGACAGGGATTTAATTTAGGGTTAGTTACCTTTGATCGTTGGCAATCATTTGATATACAACAAGAATTAAAACAGGTAGGAATAAAGACTGAAACTTTATCAGTAGCAAAGAAACACTATGAAGACTTAACTATGTTATTCTACGAAGAAAGATTAGTAGCACCTCATATAGATATATTATTAGAAGAATTATTAGAACTTAGAATTATAGGAAATCGCGTAGATCATCCTAGAAAGAAGTCTAAAGATTTAGCGGATGCTATGTGTGGTTCAGTCTATAACTCTATATCAAATACTGAAAGAAATAGAGTCAAAGAAATAGATATACATACTTGGTCTCAAGGTGGAACTGATTCAGACAATGCAGATGATTTTTTTCCAGATAAAATTAGATCAAGTGCTTTAGATTGGAATGGAGGGTTCCGTCTTGTCTGATGAAGAGCGTTTAAACCAAGAAGATCTATCAAACATTATTTTGCAGTTAATAGAGATGGGGGCATTAGAGGTTAGAGGGTATGACTCTATTAGCAATCAATTTATATATAACCTAACACCTAAGTGCCAAGAAATAATGCCAGATCTATTTGAAGAGCACTTTAAAATGATCAATGAATTAGCATTTAGACTATGGTCAAAAGATATAATAGACCTAACCTTTGATAAAGACGGTATTCCAATGGTTATGCCTAAAGATATAGAATATACAAGATCTGTTATGTATACCCTCCCTGAAGAAGAAAGATTCTTTTTAGAAAATCTGTTAGAAAAACGTGAAAAAGATATGAAAGAATAGTGATATAATTTTACTATGCCTTATAATATTGTAAGAAATGCTCCTGGCTGTAAGGGCAGATATGGTGTAGTTGGCCCATCTGGATTAATTGGTTGCCACGATACAGAAGATTCTGCTAGAGGTCAACAAGAGGCCGTATACGCAGCAGAAGCAAATAGTAAAAAAAATCACTCAATGGAAGAGTGTAAAGATCAAAAAAACTGTCCATACCATATGGCGTCTTATCACGAAGAAGCAAACAAAAGTCAAGGTATTATTAAAATAGAAAATCCTCAAGAAGGCATGTTTGTAATGGGGCCATACTCTAAAGGAATAGCACATGGAAAAATTGAACATGTTATGAGAGATGGGGGACTTGCAATTGGATCAGAATTTGAAGTTATGACAACACCAGAAGACCCAGCAATATTAATAAGAATGTATGAACAGTCAAATGGTGGTTGGCAGGGTACTGATTTATTTACAGCATTTAAATCATCTGACGCAACACTTATTGGAACAGAGCAAGATATGCAAGAGCATTCAATGGATGAAGACATGGATGATATGGAAAGTTCTATGGACATGGAAGACGAAATGTCTAAAAGATCTTTAGAAGATTTAGATTTAAAACCAACAGACTCAATGGCAAATAATGCTCGTAGAGGTTTAGAGTTAAGAAGAAAATTTGGTCGCGGTGGTACTGCAGTTGGAGTTGCTCGTGCTCGTGATCTTATGAATAGGAATAAATTAAGTCCAAGTACAGTTTTAAGAATGTACTCTTTCTTTTCTCGTCATGAAGTAGACAAACAAGGTAAAGATTTTAATAACTCAGAAAGACCATCTAATGGAAAAATTGCTTGGCTTCTTTGGGGTGGAGACTCTGGCTTTGCTTGGGCTAAGTCAAAAAGAAATGCAATTATGAATATTAGATCACAAAAGTCTGACGGTATGTGGATAGACTCCCCATTTAGTTTACAAAAGTATATTGACAAAACAGACTACGACCTGTAGAATATATAATAGAAAGGGGCAGTGATGAATAGTGAAGAACCTACTGAGATTTTACAATCTTTGCTTCAGTATTATCGCTCTAAATGCTCTCAACTTGAATATGAGTTTTTATCATATAAGATCGTATCAGAAAAAGAACTTTCAAAACTTAGAAAAGAGTCTGTTTCAAAAGATAAACAAAGGTAAAAAGTTTTCTCAAATGCATAAACTTTTAAATAAGAATAGTGTTGATGTTGCTATTGTTGATAAAAATGCTTACTGGGTACATGATAATACTTTTTATGTAGCAGAAATAAATGAGTTAGGCGAAATAGATACAGATAATGCAAAGAAGATAGATGTATTTTCATTATCAAATAAAGAAGCAAAGAATTTACTAAAGATCCTAGATTCACTTACAGAAAGAAAGTAAAACTAAAATGGTTATTGCCGTAGAGGGGACCAAGTCCTTTTCTGATTATGATATATTTATGAGAGCAATGGGAATTGCTTTGACTAATAATACTGAATCTGAAATAACAATATGGTCTGCTGGGCCTCATACTATAAATAGTTTTACTGCTGCATTTTGTAATTCATCAGAAAACTTTTTAAAACAAAAAGGTTTTAAGATTAAGTTCTCAAAAGCACCAATATTTTGGGTAGCAGATAATTTATCTTACGTTAATTACTTTGCTTTTTTTAGTGCACCAAAAGAATCTTTGTCAAAACTTGCTCAACAAGCAGAACTATTAGAGAGTTGTGAACTTGGAATTTTTAGATATTAGTCTTAATACTTGGTCGATAATAATATTGTTTACACAAATTATATTCTTTACCTGTATGAGCCTAGCAGTTTTTGGGGGTAGAGGAAATGTACTATTATTTTCTTCTATAGTAACATCATTCATACTTAGTCAGATAACACTATTTGCATATGGACTTGTTACAAAGCAATTAGGATTTATATTAATACCTTTATATCAAATATTCTTAGTTATGATTACATACATATATATAAATAACTCAAATGTAGAATTAATGGAGGAAATAGAATATGATAGTGAGTAGTATAGAAAAAATGGAAAGAATAGTAGAGTCTAGTCCACATATTAAATGGGATGGATGGACTGTTGTTATTTCTATAGATGAAGATGGATACTCTGATCCAAATGGAGTATTTGCTGAAGGTATGTGGAAGAAAGAAAAAAGGTTTGAAATGAAAGAAACTGGTGTTTGGGATATTCCAGATAGGTTTTTGATATAAGTGTATAAATTTAACGACAAGGCATTATGTTTAAATATGGATACAAATTTATTTTTTGATAAATATGAAGAAAATAAAAATATTGCAAAAACTGTAGATTCTTTATGTGTTAGTTGTCCAGCACAAAGACAGTGCCTTGCATATGCCGTTAGCAATCAAGAATGGGGCGTATGGGGTGGAATATACTTTGAGAGTGGAAAGATATCTAAAGAATTTAATTCACATAAAACAAAAGAAGACTGGTTTAATACCTGGTCTGGCGCAGTAATAGATAGTTTATAATGTATACAGATCAAATGAAAAAAGCGGTAAGAACATTTAAGGCCCCAAAAGAATTTAAAATAGACATACTTGACTATGATGCCTTTCTTACGATACAATTCTATGAGAGTCAATGGAGACACTATAATGACTCAGAAAGATTTCAGTGCATTCAATACCTACAAAAGGTAAAGGGTGCTTTGGAAAAACTAGGAGCAAGGGTTTCTTTAGACCCTATCCTAGATGTAACATACAAAGATAAATAATCAGAGAAGAGAGAAGGTAAGATATGCCAGCAGTAACAACTATTGTGGGTAATCTAGTAAGAGATCCAGAGTCAAAAGAGTTTGGACCAGATAAAAATGTAACAAATATTCGTGTTGCATGTACAGACCGTATGCCAGATGGCAAAGGCGGCTGGAAAGACGGAGATACAGCATTTTATAATGTATCTGCATGGAGAAGTCTTGGAAAATATATGGCTTCTTCACTTAAAAAGGGCGATAAAGTTATTGTTCAAGGTAAAATTAAATACCATGAGTTTAAAAAGAATGATGGTACTAATGGACACGCTTATGAAATTGAAGCAAGTGACGTTGGTCTTGCACTTTATTCTAAAACAGCAAAAAAGGATGAATCTAGCAATCCTTGGGATACATCTTCAAACACAACAACAGTAAATACTTCTAACGAACCAGATCCTTGGTTATAATAAGATAGTATAATTGTAGAGGGTAGAGAAATCTGCCCTCTATTTTATTTATTAGGAGACAATAAATGGGAATGTATGTTCAATGGAAAGACGATAAGGTAAAACAATCATTTAAGCCTAAAAAATGGCAGCCAATGGTGCTTAATGGGAAAGATGCAATTGTTCCAACACAAGAAGGTCATTGTTTTTGGGAAGCACAACTACATTTGACTCTACCAAAAACAGGTAGACCAACATATGTAAAGATGAATTACTCAAGAGACTATAAAGGTAAAAACGATACTACTGGAACAAATACATATGCTATTCCAGACGGTGTTGACTCTATACAACTTACACTTTCATGGTACTTTAACGCTAATCCAAGCACACCAATTTCGTGTATGGTTTTTCATAACGGATCATCAGATATTGCTTCCGAAATAAGACAATTTAAAGGACTGATATTATAATGGCATCACCAATTAAAGACGGAAAAATAACAACCAAATATAAAAAATTAGGTAAACTTTGGTCTAAAGGCTATCATACTGGGGTCGACTATGCGTGCAAAACAGGCACACCAATAGTTGCAG